AGCATCATTTAGTTCTATTGTGTAAGTTGCCATATTATTTCCTTGTTTATTAAATTAAAATTATGCTACCAATGCAAAGTTTATAGTGCCGTATGAAGGGTGCATAGTTGCGTGACCAGAAGCAAGTTTAAACTCTAGATAATCATTAGCAGCTAAAGCTACATAACCAAAACTTGTAGCACGAGAGTAAGTAGGGTCATTTGTATAAGCAACATACGCATCACTCATTGTAGAACCATTTTTATGTATCTCAACTTTTAAATTACTAGTTGCACTTGCTTTCATACCTGTAAAGCTATACCAATAAGTACCAGCAATAGGTGCTGTAAACCGCCCATTAGAAGCTAGATGTGAACCTGTATTGATAAGCATATTAGATGCTGGAACAATAGTATTTGCTGCCCGAGTACCTGTCCAAGCAGATGTTGCTATAGGTTGACAAGGCTTAGTTATATAGCCATTATTATCAATCTTCATAGCATCAGTCCAACTAATCGCTGAGTCTGCTGTGCCAGATGGTGCTACTTTGAACTCGTGTGTACCATTTACTTGGCGATAACGACAAGCATAATTACTGGTTATGTACTTTTCGCCAGAATTATAATAATAATTTGCACCTAGGTTCATATCGCCCGACCCACTATAGCTATACAGAGCTGCTACCGCCCCGACTTGTAATGCTGGTCCTACAGTATTCCAACTCTCTGGAGTTACGCCAATTCCCACGTTGCCACCTGTAAATACAGCAGTAGTATCCCCATCCGAATCAACTAATAGAGCTGAACCAGCAGCACCAGCACCATCTTGATGTATACTTACAACAGAGCCAGTTCTTCCTGAACCAGAAACATTATTATAAAAATGTGCTGTGTGTGCTGTTGTTTCATCCCCCTCAATATAAAAAGCTTTATCATCAACTACTGTGTTTCTTAAATACACTTGAGTATCAGAACGAGCAGCAGCATTAAAAGACAACTTATTATTCATACGAATATCACCTGTCGTAGTGCCACCAGCTTTTGCTAGAGCTGCATTGGCTGTGGTATTTGCAGTTACACCAGTAGCAATATCAGTATTAATTGAATTAGCTAATTTATCTGCAACTACGGCATCATCTGCTATACGAGCAATAGGAATTGTACCTGTAGTTAATGAACTAGCATCATCACTGGCTGGTACATTATCTAAAGCTCCCGACTTTACGTCACCACTACTGTCTAGTAGGTCTGCAATATTTCTTGATTTACTCATCTATTACTCCTTATGGTTTAGTAGGATAGACTGGATTATCTACATCAACGGTAGTAGGTAAATCCCTCAATGCCTGTCGATAAGTAGCCATATCAGCACTCATAGTAACGTCCGATAAACCTGTCCAATCTGTGTCTGTTAATAAAGTATTACGTTTTGCTCTAATCTCAACCATCTTCTCATCAACAGTCTTATCTCTAACAACAAATCTAACCCACTCACCATCAATTATCGAACCATTATTCCAATCGAATGTCTGACCAGTTGCTAATGTCGGTGTTGGTTTAACTGGTATCAATTCAGGCACTGTGGCATAATCTGCTTCTTTATGAGTAATGTCATTAATAACAACTTTCTTTCCTACTATTACACCGTCTAATACATATTCCATTATTTATCCTCTAAATATAAAAACTCATCTTTAATTAATTCCTTGATACCAATCCTAGCCATTACATCTTTATGAGCATCGTGGAATGTTTCTGCCATTGAATCAAGAAAAGCATACAATCGATTAACAGTAGGTGCTTTACCTTCTGATATTTCTTTATCTTCTGTGTGTATGTAGTCATTAATTAACTTAGTTGCTGTTTGGATATGAATACCGTACTGCTCAAGATACTCCATATTACCAAGACCAATCCTACCACTATTAACCATATCTCTATGTGCCTGTCTAAAGGCTTGTTTAATGTGATGGTCAATCTCTGCCTCTTCAGCATCTCTTTCATCCCACTTTTCTGGGATATTGTGAGCTTCTCTTATCTCATCATAAGCACATTGGAATGTAGCTATCTCTTTAAATGCACCATCAATATAATCTTTCTGTCTTATCATTCCTGCTTCAGCTTCCTGTGCTTTAATGACTGACATTTCATCGCCTTTTTCATACCATTGCTTAATAAGAATTTGTTTCTTTCTCATCTTAAAATATGCTTCTTCTAATGCTTTGCGTTTTTGCTCAATCTGCGATAGACATTGCCTTAATCTACGATAAGGTGAATCTGTCATCATAGTTAAAGTCATTAACTGATTAGTTGTTTGTGTTTGAGAACGACCTGCTGTGTGGTTAGCCCTATCAATAGCTACCATCTTCTCGGCAATTACTGCTAACTTCTTATCTGTAATTGTAGCTAAACCACCCGTTGACTTCTGTAGTGCTTGAAAGCCTTTGTACTCATCTAGGGCTAATACCTTTTTTGCGTTATCCATATTAGCTCCCTGACGCTCCCGTGCTATCTTCCCAATCATCGATTATTAAATCACCAAAATTACTACCATTACCTGTAGTTGCAATAGTGATATATTCGAGTACTGTGTCATCTCTTTCAGCTACTACTCCCCTTGTGCCATTAGAAACACCACCAGCTCTGTAATGTGAGCCTGTTAAATTACCAAAACTTGAGGCGTTACCTGTTGATGCAATGGTGATATATTCACTTATACTTGCACCACTTGTATATCCACCACACCATACACCACGAGTTTCATTTTCAACACCTATTCTAAAAGCTCCGCCCATAGTACCAAAACTTGAGGCGTTACCTGTTGATGCAATGGTTACATAGTCCATTGTAGTTGCAGACTGATAACCCCCGCCCCAAACACCACGAGTTTCATTTGACACGGCTGGTAAACCGTGCCTTCCTGCTGTAAGGTCTCCAAAGTCTGCACCATTACCTGTTGTAGCAATAGTGATATAGTCAATATGGTTTTGGTTTGGATACCAACCACCACCAAAACAGCCTCTAGTTCCATTAGAACAACCTTCGTTATATGTCCAAAGATTGGTTGACATATTTCCGAATGAAGAAGAGTTGCCTGTTGTGGCTGCAGTTATATACTCCATACTTTGATACCAAGTTTCGCTAGGCGGACCACTATGTCCTCGTGACATTACAATTCTTGAGCCATTAGAGCAAGAACCTCCTCCATACATATTAGCAAGTAAATTACCAAAATCAGTACCATTACCTGTTGATGCAATAGTGATGTATTCCATAGTATCGTGAACTTGTCCGCCTATAAATACACCTCTAGTACCGTGAAAAGTAACAGAGCTTGTTCCATAAAAATCTGTCGCTAATTCTATTTCACCCGAAGCAGGAGCGTTGCCTTCACCATAGTATTCACTTAAAGCGTGAGGTGCTGAACCACCAAACTCTGTGGCAATCTCAGATAATTTAATTTGACCTGATGATTGTAATGCCATTACCTAGCCTCCAGCTCCTCTACTTTAGCTGTTAGTTCTTTGATAGCCTCTACTAATAGACCTATTGTTTGGTCATACTGTAAGACTTTATATTCCTTACCGTCATCTTGTTTTAGTGGTAATTCTTTCTCGGTTACTGCTGAAGGTAATACCTTTTCAACATCTTGTGCTATTAGACCTGCTGACTCTTTACCGTCTGGTGTGTATGTAAATGTACAACCTTTTAACTGATTAACTTTATTTAGAGCATCTTCAATCGGTTGGATGTTTTCTTTTAAGCGTTCATCTGAGATAGTAGTTGAGTAGGCAATAACATCACCTTCAACGTGTAAGTCACCATCATTCTCAAGACGCATATCTTCAGCACCATCAAGAATAAAGCCAATGTTGGTAGACCTTATACTTATTTTGTCATTACCATCTAATTTAAATGTACCATCAGATGAAGTTACAGAACCTGTAACATCAACACCAGAAGAGGTTGTTGATAGTTTTGTAACATTATTATGTTTAATATCAACAGCACCATTAGTTGTAGCATACAGATACCATTCAGTATGTGCTGCGTTCATCAAACCGATATTGTCACCGCACAGTCTTAAATCGCCCGTACCGCCATCGTTTACATAACTATTTGTACCATCGTGATAAATATCTAAATCATTACTAGCACCAAATTTAGCTTTATCATTATCACCAAAGCTAATATCTGCTGAAGTTGTTAGACCATCTGTAGTTATAACACCTGTAACATCAATACCAGTAGAGGTTGTGGCGAGTTTAGGATTTGCATCTCCTAAGTGGTAAAGAGTAACTGCTCCAGCCACACCTTGGTCATCACAAAGAATAAATCTATTACCACCACTATCTTCAAGTGCGAGGCTAGTGCCTCTAAGTCTTAAATTACCAGTTCCACTATCTTTAATAATACTATTATTACCATCGTGCCATAACTCTAAATCATTAGCAGCACCAAATTGAGCTCTAACATTATCACCAAAAACTAAATTACCTGTCATAGTGCCACCAGCTTTAGGTAAGGCATTGTTAGCAGTTGTTCCTTGAGCAGCAGTAGCATAGTCCGTAGTATCAAATGCTTTTACGTCTGCTAGATTAGTTACTTCGCTATCCATCAAAGCACCAGCCGAAGTTACATTAGTTGTGTCTGTTACATCTGCATTTGTTTCTATAGTGTCTAATTTAGTACCATCAGTAGCTATGTCTCTTCCATCTATTGTATAAGTCTGAACATCTAAGTTACCACCAAGTTGTGGTGAAGTATCACTAACTAAATCTGTATTGATACCAGTTAAATTTGAACCATCGCCAGTAGGTTGTAAGTACCTAGCATCACTAGCTGTCTTATCGTAATGGTCAGCCAGAGTGAACGTACCAAATGATTGAATAAATACAATATCATTAAGTGCAGCACCACTGTCTAATACAACAGTAGTTCCGTTAGTGGCTGTATAATCTGCTGCATCTAATCTTACACCGTTTAGATAGACTTGTAGGTATCCGGGGTCATAAGTAGCTGTGAATGAAGTCTGTCCAGCAGTAGCTGTATGCTCCACACTATTCTCTACACCATTTACAGAAGAACCTGCATTCTGCCAAGAAGTGCCATTGTAGACTTTCATAGTATCAGCAGTAGTGTCATACCATAAGTCACCCTCAGAAGGTGAACTTGGAGCTGTAGCTGCAATCTTGTATGTTTCACCGAATGCGTTTACAGATGTTAAATTAGTTGCTACTGTATTTACATTGGCTATCGAACCACCTA